AAGGCTCATAGCGTCACCTTGGCGAGAAGCCACGCACGGCGCAGGCCGTAGCCCCGGCGCAGGTAGTAGAGGAAATCGGCGACGAACTTTTTCATTTCACGGCCTGCGCTTTCACCTTGCAGGGGCGTCCCTCGCGGTGCAGCGCGTCAATCACGGCGTCGCAGGTGCTGGGGAAAATCCCGTCGTAGGTCTTGGCTTCGCTCTCGGTCTTGACCGTGACGCGGCACTTGATGGCGGCGGCTGCGACCTGCTGCGGGATAGCCGCGAAGCTGGCGAGCGATGCGGCGAAAGCTGGGTGGATGTGGGTGTTTTTCATGGCGCTCTCCGTTGGGCGCGGCCTGTCAAAGCACCGCGCCCGGCTGTGTTAGATGGTCATGGCGAGGTCAAAGGCGGCGGCCTTGATGCGCGAGCTACTACCGAACCAAGCGCTGTCGAGGCGGGCGTCATCCGTGCGGGTCGGCTTCTTGTGATCGAAGTATTCGGTCACGGCATTGACCAAGCCCCAAGCGGTGCCGCGCGCGCCGTCCATCTGCGCGCCCATGCCGTCGCCGTTGAACAGGCCAAGCACCGCCTTGAAGCCGCGCGACTTGCGGACATCAAAGCCCGGCTCCGGCTTGTTTAGCAGGTTGGCAAGGAATCTGTCTGCGGTGTCCAGATCGACCGGCTTGGCGGCCAGTGCGCGGGAGCGCAGCATGAATTCGTCAAAGCTGTTGGCAGCAATGCCCAGCGCGGCCTTCGCTTCGGCGGCGTTGAACTTGGTGCTGTGCGGGATGCTGATTTTGCTGCGGCCCGATTCGCGGTCGGCCATCGCCAGCGTGTTCGCGCAGACGACGCGGATGCTGGTGAATTGCGCCGTGGTGGCAAGGCCGCCGTCGCAGCTTGTCGCCAGCAGCAGGTAGCCGCCCACCATATCATCGCCGACGACCTTGGCCTGCTCGCCGATCTCGGCCAGCGCCCAAATCCGGCGGCCACCGCGCAGCGCGCCCGCCGTGTTGATCTTGAAGCCGCCAGCCCCGACCAGATCGCGGAAGAAGTCGAGAACGTCATGCGGCTGGACGATCTGGTATTTGTCGCTGACAACGGACAGCGCGTCGGCGTTGTCGCTGCGGTAGAGGACGTGCTTTTCGGCGAAGGTGTGCATTTCGCCGTTCATGTACTGAATCGGGGCGCGCTGGATGTTCCAGTCAAGGCCGGCGGCGGCTTGCCATTCATCGACACTGGCGTCCGGATTGACTTGCTGGCCGAGGCCATGCCAAGGGGTTTCGACCGCCCAAGCCATTTCGGCCAAGCCAGATTCGCGGATGCTGATTTCGTGTGCCATTTTTGATTTCTCCTAAGTTTGGTTTCCAGCCACCCATCCGAGCGGCTTAAGACGGATATTAGCAACGCTCCTTCTTCGATGCAAGAGCATTGCTAATATTTTTAGAAGAAATTCGGGCGGCACAGGACGGCGGCGGCCAGCCACGGGCAGAAAGCCGACTACTACAGGCGTAAAAAAACCGCCCGGAGGCGGCTGTCACTTGCGGCTTACTATTGAGGTGACTACATCAACACGGCATCACTCAGCAGTCATCCCGGCCTTACTGCAATCGCTCTTTTCCGTTTTCTTCCACGACTTATAGTTGGCCTCGTCTTTTGCCTGCAAATAGGCCGCTGAAACCATGCCGGCATGGACGCAGAGATCAATCGCGCCTCCATTTTGCTTGGCTAGCCTGTATTGCTTTACCGCATCAACAGCCACCTGCTGCTCGATCTTTGCCATATCGACAGCCGCCTGCTGCTCAAGGCCGCCACCAAAGAAATACCATACAGCCAAGCCAGCGACAGCAAGGCCGATGATCGCCGATGCCGTGTTCGTTTTTGACTTTGGCGTAACGCCACACTTTGGACAGGTTTCCGCTTCGCTGCTCACTTCATTCCCGCATTCATGGCATTTTATAAGGGCCATATTTCCTCCGTTTTAAGCAAATGTCAGTTGCGCAGCGCGCACCACCCCGACGATGTGGCCGCTTGAAAACGGCTTTATCGGATAGCGCGGGTTCAGCGGCTTCAAATACCAGTCCGACCCGTCCTTCACAAGCTGCTTGAAGGTCGCTTCTTCCTCGCAGTTCTTGACGATGACGTAGCTGCCCTCATGCGCTTCAAGGCCCGGCTCAACGATCAGAATAATCCCCGGCGGAAAAAGCGGCTCCATCGAATCGCCTTTGACGCGCAGGGCGAAGGTGTGTTCTTGCGGCTGCACTGTCGAGTTGATCCATTCATAGGCTTCGCCGGGGTGCAGCAGATCAACCGCGTCAGTAAATGCGCCGGCCTGCACCCATGAAATCAGCGGAACCTTGCCCTTGATTTCAGGGCCGATGCTGATGTTTGTACTGTCAGCCGCTGGGGCTGGCGACAGCTTCTGTGCAAGTCGCGGGCTGATTGTTTGAGGCGCAACCCCAAAGACGCCGGAAAACTTCAACAAAGCGTCGAGGTTGAGCGGAATTATTCCGCGCAGGTACTGGCTTACAGCGCCTTGCGTCTTCCAGCCACAGGCAAATGCCACTGACTCCTGAGTCGCGCCGGGGGCGTTGATTTTGTGACGCTCATAGGCCGCCCGTAGGCGCTCTGCGTCGCGCTCTTCGTCGGGGGTCAGTTCTCGTCTTTGTTTTGTCATGGCGTCCATTTTATTAACCTCGCTATTACTGCACAAACACCAGCGCTATTGCTCTGGCGCATAAGCATTGCTATTATCCGGTCGTATCAATACCGAGGAAATTAGCAATGAACCTAAAAACCTACCTGCAAGCGAACACGCAAACCGATCTCGCGCGTCGCCTCGGCGTCACGCAGGGGCTTGTCCATCAGTGGGTCACCGGGAAAACCCGGATCACTGGCGAACGGGCCGTCGAAATTGAGAAGGCGACCGACTGCCAAGTCACCCGCCAAGAACTTCGCCCCGACCTGTTCAATCAAGCCGCTGCATGACCTTGCCTGAGGGGAACTCTATGAACTCAGGGGAGCAAGGGGGAGCGAGACATGCACACCGTTGAGGCGCTCATCCGGCACCGGATTGCTCAGGCGTCGCAAGACTCTGTGGCAGAAAAGGCTGGCATGAAGGCATGCACCGTGTCGCGGATTCTGTCGGGCAATCAGGGCGTGCCGCTTGAAAGGCTGGGCGATTTTCTGCGCGCGCTCGGCTTGGACGTTTGGGCGCAGGACGGCGACGACGTGCGGATAAGCCGCGCCAAGCTGGACGCGCTCCGGTTGCTCGCCAAGGAATCTTTAGGGGGCGACGAATGAGGAAAAAGGGGAGCAGATATGCGTGATTACGGGAAGGTCCATACATCGTTCTGGACAAGCTCGAATGTCAGATCAATGACGGAGGACGGAAGGGCGCTGGCAATGTATTTGCTGACCTGCCCGCACGGAACAATTGCCGGAGTGTTTCGGCTGCCTGATGGCTACGCCTGCGAAGACCTGCAATGGTCTTCCGAAAGGGTTAAGGAAGGGTTCGGCGAACTGTTCCGAAACGGCTTTGCGAACCGTTGCGAAACGACAAAATGGGTGTGGATCGTCAAGCATTTCGACTGGAACCCGCCGGAAAACCCGAACCAGAAGAAGGCGGCCTACAAAGTCGCCGCGCAGGTGCCTGACGAATGCGGCTGGAAGCCCCTATTCATGCGGGATTGCGGCCCTTTCTTCGGCGTCGAAATTCCGATAATTCCGAACCCTTCTGGAACCCTTCCCGAACCCTTCCTTAATCAGGAACAGGAACAGGAACAGGAACAGGAACAGGAACAGGAACAGGAACAGGAACAGGATTTAAAAGCCTCTTGCGGAGGGCCAGCAAGCCGCCCACCGCCGCCGGAAAAAATCCCGAAGCCCGGATTCGATTTTTCCTCCGGGCAATTCACCGATCTGCCCGACAGCCTGATTGCCGGATGGGCTGACGCTTACCCCGCCGTGAATATCCAGCAGGAAATCGCCAAGGCGGCGGCATGGCTCATGTCGAACCCGAAGAACAAGAAAAGCGACTACCCCCGGTTCCTGAACAACTGGCTGTCAAGAACGCAGGACAGCGCGCGGCCTGTGGAGGGCCGGCAGCAGCAGCGGCAAGACAAATTCGACCCGGTGGCTTACGTCAATCGGAACCGCATAAGCAAACAAAGGGGCGACCATGCAGACATCTTCGCAACTACCGGCGACATCATCGACATCACGCCTTAGCGCTTGGCTTGAGCCGCACCCCAAGCTGGACGGCGTGGCGCTGATCGACCACCTGTTCAACCGCCTGGACGGGCTTTACCCGCACCGTTGGCGGTCAGCCTTTTCCAGCGACGACGCGATTGCCAACTGGCGCAATGCGTGGGCCGATGGCTTTGCCGATGAAGGCGTGACGCTAGCCGAGATCAAGGCCGGGATGAAGGCATGCCGGAACCGCTTCGCATGGCCACCCAGCTTCGCCGAGTTCCTTTCGGCCTGCCGCCCGCCGGTTGATTTCGAGTCGGCTTTTTGCGAAGCCGTCGAGCAGATGCGGCGGCGCGAGTCCGATTGCGACGAATGGTCATCCCCGGCGATTTATTGGGCAGCCGTCCAGATCGGCAGCTTCGACCTTCGCAATGCGACGTGGCCCGTCATTAAGCCGCGCTGGACTGCCGTGCTGCAAGCTCAACTGGACAAGCGCGAGTGGCCGGAAATACCGCCACGCCTTGCCGCGCTGCCTGCGCCAGGGCAGAGCAGCATCACGCAAGAGGAAGCCGTCAGGCGCATCGCTGCAATGCAGGAAATGCTCGCGCGGAAGATGGTCGTGCCGCAGCAGGCAGCGGCCTGATGTGCGGAGCGAAGCCATGCGACAAGGCGAATTGCACTTGGGAGACGCGCCACATGCGGGAATGCGAAGCGCGGACGGTGATGCGCTGGCCGCAAGCCAAGCGGGCCGAGTTTTACGCGGATGTGAAGAAGCGCCGGGGCGAGGCTGCGGCGAAGGATTTGATCGAGGAGGTAAAAAAACAATGGGCAGCGAAACAGTCGATTTTGTAATTCCCGGCCAGCCGGTCGGCAAGGGGCGGCCAAAATTCGCGCGGCGCGGCAACTTCGTCACGACCTACACCCCGGAGAAAACGGCGAGCTATGAAAATCTCGTCAAGGTAGCGGCGCAGACCGCCATGAAGGGGGCCAATCCTTTAGCCGTCGCCGTCAGCGCGGTTATCGTGCTGCGCGTGATGCCTCCGGCAAGCTGGCCGCAGAAAAAGCGCACAGCGGCCCTTGCCGGCGAAATTCGACCGACCAGAAAGCCCGACATAGACAACGTGATCAAAGGAATTTTCGACGCGATGAACGACATCGTGTTTCTGGATGACAAGCAGGTGGTCGATCTGTACGTCCGGAAGGAATACGCCACCCGGGCCGAGGCCATCGTTCGCGTCCAGGGGCTGTCCGCATGAGCCATGCCCTGCCAGCGCACCACTACAGCCGCAACCCACGGGACATCCTGATCGCCAAGGAAAACTCCATCGAGAACCGTTTGAAGGGCTGCAAGGGCTGCCGCTACCTGACGTTCGACGCCAGCGGCGAGCGGATTTATGCGACATGCGACCGGGGCCGGAAGGTTGGCCGCAAGGGGAAATGTACCAAGTTCAAGGAGAACGAATAATGCAGGGAGAAAGCCTTTTCGATAGCGCCCACGGTGCTTTGGTGTTCGCGTTCAACTTCTCCGGTCAGTGCTATGACCGACCGATGATGAACCGGATCGCAGCGCCATCAGTCGGCACCGGCAAGGGGCTTGTCGGCCTTGATGGAGCGGCACAGGCCGGCATGATCCGCGCCGAACTGGCGGCGATGGGCAAACTTGCCGAAGCGATCATGACCGCCCGGCTTGCGCCCCGGCACACGCCCTGCGAATGCCGTTCATCCTGCTGCTCAGGCCGGAAGCCGAACAAGGACTGGACGGACGCCATCGGCTACCTGTCCGACTACGTGCGCACCACGGCCCTCGCCGGCT